TATCGTCATATACTTGTACTAATACATTCTTAGTACCAAAGTTGTGAGTTACTGCATGAGAAGTAGTACTTGTAAATTCACTAGCTACTGTAGCATTCTGATCTACTGTTATATTTGTTAAAGAAGACCCGTCTCCTTCGAATGAAGAAGCTACTACTGCCTGCCCTACTAAATTTCTAACTGTTATTGCTGAGCTATCATTAGCTGTAGCTGCTGAAGAACTTAACGTATTAATTAACGCTACTCTTTGTGCGTGAGAAGAAGCTGATGTTGCTCCTGTTGCTCTAGCTGTATGAGCCGATGCACTCAATACTGCTATCTTAGCAACTCTATCTCCATGTGCTGAAGCACTTAATGCAGAGTCACCTGCTACGTACTCAGCTCTTAATGCTGTTGCTGCCGAACTACTTAATGCATTATCTCCTGCTACTCTTTCAGCTCTCAAAGCAGTTGCTGCTGATCCTGAATAAGTATTATGAGTTGATGTTAGTAATCTATTTCCTATACTTGTAGCAATCGATGCCGAGAAGTTCGCATCATCGTTTAATGCTGCTGCAAGTTCGTCTAACGTATCTAATGTAGCTGGTGCTGAATTAACAATTCCGGCTACTTTAGCGTCGATATATGTTTTCTGTGAACTACTTAATGCTGTATCAGCTGCTACATACTCTGCTCTTAAAGCAGTTGATTTAGAAGAACTAAGTGAGTTATTAGCTGTTGTTGCTAATCCCTTAATAGCTTCTCTCTGTACGTGTGCAGAAGCAGATAATCCTGCTGTTCCACCACCTGATTCTAACGATACAATTCTAGTATTTAAAGAAGAACTTAATGCTGTATCTCCAGCAACGTACTCTGTTCTTAAAGCACCTGCTGCAGAAGAACTTAGGTTAGTGTTTGCAGTTGTTTGTGCTCCATCTAAAGCTACATACTCAGCTCTCAATGCCGTGGAAGTAGAGGAAGATAAAGAGTTATTAGCTGAAGTAGCTAGTCCTTTTATAGCTTCTCTTTGAGTATGTGCTGATGAAGATAAGTTAGTGTTAGCAGTTGTTTGTGCTGAATCTAATTGATTTCTTCTTGTTTCTGCAGCGCCACTTAATGCTGTTACTTCTGCATCAGTTGCAAATGAAGCATCGAGTGATCCTGTAAAAGTTTCAATAGCAGCAAGTCTAGCATCTGCTGCTGACTTTTGAGCTTCTCTTTGAGTTTTAGCAGATCCAGATAGCGATGCTACTGATGCTACATACTCTGATCTTAAAGCTGTTGCTGTTGATGATGATAAGTTCGTGTTTGCTGTTGTTTGAGCGGCATCTAATGCGGCTCTCTGCGTATGTGCAGATCCAGATAGTGTTTCACTAACGTCTAGTCTAGAATCGACTGACGCTGAGAATGCACCTCCAGCAGCTAAATAATTTGCGTCGTTGGTCAGTTGACTTATTCCTGATCCTGAAACGACAATTTTTTTCCATGTTGGCATCGTTATTGTTTTTTAAGTTTAGTTCTTTTTAATAAATAGAGCATAATAGTTATTCCTGACCGATATAAAGGTCATAATTTGAATCCAAATATAATGTTCCTGCAACTGCGGTTGGTGTAGATGATTGACTGACTAACCTAAGTAAGCCATCACCTGTTATTCCAAATGTCTTTACCGAACCGCTGTATACGGATAAAGCATCTGTTGAATCGTCTCTTCTTAATGTTAATGAACCGGTAACTCCGATTGCATTAGTCGTATTATATACTGACCCTGTTTCTTGAAATACATTTTGGTTAATTACTCCATTTATAAAATGAGTAGAACCTGTATTAACACTTATTGAATCTTCTGCTACAGATATACCGTCTCCTGCTCCTATATCTAATACTGTAGAGCCTGCTGTTCCTCCTCCGCTTAAACCTTCTCCGGCATATACGGCTGTTATATCTCCTGTTCCAGATACGTTACTTGCTTCCCATTTACTGGTAGAAGAATTCCATTGTAGTACCTGTCCGTTACTTAATGATCCAGTAGCAACATCGGTTAAACCTCCTACAGTAGAAGAACCTCCGCCTCCGCCACCACCACTAAAGTTAAATGATGCGAATGATCTTGAGTTTACAAATCCACTATACCCTGGAGTAACAAATGCTTCGAATTTAGATACTATATAAGTCTGGTCTGTATTTTGTACGTATACAACTTGACCTTCAGCTACACGAGATTCGTCTAGGTTATGCATATCACTCCCAGAAGGGACTGTTATCCATCCACCTTGAACGTATTTGGCCTCGGTAAAGGCGCCGGTATTACCCGACCTTACATAAATATCACCAGCAGTTGTAGCCATAGTTATCTATTATGGAGCTGACGCCGAATCCGGCATCAAGAAAGCTCTCGAGTTATTTGTATTTTTTCCTTCAGAATATATCATACCCCATCTTGAATGTCCTTCTACAGGATTTTCAGTATCGAAATAGTATACACCTGATCCTAATGTCCCCGGTATGGAAGCATCTTTTGCGTATAAATAGAATTCATTGTCAGTACCAGAACTATCTGGTGGTACACCGTCATACATTGAAACAGGCTTACCTGCTAATGATGATGCTGATGGAAATACTATTAATACGTGTTGTGCTGTTCCACTGAAATTAAAGTACCCTAAACTAGATACTCCATTTCCTCCGTTATTATCATCTAGTGTTGTTAATGTTGAACTAGATAAATATTTTGTTACAGTCGCTGTAGCTCCATAAGTAGTAGTATATGTACTACCTAATGAACCAGACTGTAGTTCTGATATTACTGAACCTGCAGATATTCCTACTCCATCTCCTCCTACATCCCCAGCAGTTGCTATCATCTGTGCTTGTGATGATGGATTAGCTGCCCAATTGATTCCGTACCCATAAACTGAGAATGGTTGAGAAGCTATAGTTATTGTCCTTCCAGTATAGTCTGTTTGTTTACCAAAATTATCTGTTACTCTTACATTATAGTTTTTAGTCCCAGCTGTCGTTGTTGATGCTGCTTCTATTGCTATAGATGAAGAATCTGCGTTTAGATAATTTACTTGTAATTCACTTGATTCAGCTCCGGTTAAAGTAACTGAGTAAGGTGTGTTTGATTCTGTATCTGAGATAGTAAATGTTACTAAGTCAGTACCTTGAGCATTAGAAGCTGTCCAATTGCTTGTTACATCAGTAAATGATGCTACTGTAGGTGATTGATTTGCTTGAACATTAATGCTTATTGCTTCGTTATCAGTATTACCATATTGATCTTCCCAATAGATCGTTGTTGATATAGTACCGCCTGATGAGTATGTTGGATTAATAGCTATTGAAGATTCTAATCCTCCAGTGCTATCAACTACAATTTGATGATTTGATGATGATATAGTTGTAAATGCTGCTGACCCATAATTAGGTGAGTAACTTACTCCTAAATCTGCTTGTGTTCCTGTTCTACCGTTTGAGTTAGTAACAACTTCTGCTCCACTTACTGCACTCTCTATAATATAGAATGTACCATTCTTAGTTAAAGTACCATTATCAGCTTGAGCAATATTAAATGTATGTGCTTCAGTGTTAGTACTAAATCCATGACTATCTGTTATTGAACCAGATATTGTAAAGGAACCTGCTGCTAAACTACCTGTCGGCTGTACTAAGAAAGTATTGCCCGATCTCTTAAAGTTTAACCCAGCAGATTCAGCTCCTACGAAATTATCATACAATATAGTATTACTCTCAGTATCTGAGAATGATATTGTAGTTAATGTCGACCCTGAACGAGCTAAATTGGTATTTAGGTTACCAGATGTATTTGAAAATATAATGTCAGGAGCAGTATTTTCAGTTATATTAACTGATATACTTCCTGAACCTACATTACCAAAGTTGTCTGTAAATGTAATGTTTGAATTAATAGTTGAACCATCAGTATTTCCTGATCCAGATATTGGATTTCCTACTGTTAGATTACCACTATTATTTACTGCTATTAAAGCATTAGATGATGTAAATGATTGAACTGAAGGATTACCTTGACTTGAATCATAAGATACTGATAGGTCAGCTTGTGTTCCAGTTCTACCATTTGAGTTGGTTACAATATTGTTTCCTCCTATAGCACTTTCTATTACATAGAATGTACCGTTAGTTGACATTGTTCCAGTATTAGCTGCAGCAATTGTAAATGATCTTCCATTATAATCAGTTTGTTTACCAAAGTTATCTCTAATAACTACATTATAGTTATATGATTGAGTAACTAATTGTTCAACTGCTTGAATTGTAAAAGATGAAGAAGCAATATTACCAGGTATAAGATTTAATTTACTAGCATCGGTACCACTTAAACTTGCTGTATAAGGAGTATCTGATTCAGTGTCTGAAATAGTAAATGCTGCCATACTGCTTTGAGATACAGCTTCATTAGTATTATAGTTACCTGTTGTATTTGTAAATGATGCACTTGGTGAATTATTTAGTGCTACGTTTACTGTTATTGTATCACTATCTGTATTTCCATATTGATCAGACCAATTAATTGTAGATGTAATTGTATCACCTGAATTAAATGATCCGCTTATATTTTGTCCTAATGTTAAATCTCCGCTTCCATCAACTACAATTCTATGATTGGATGATGATATTGAGTTATAAGCAGCTGAGTTATAGTTAGGAGAGTAAGTTACTCCTAATGATCCTTGAGTGCCTGATCTACCATTACTATTAGTAACAATATTAGACCCGCTCTCTCCAGATTCAATAATGTAAAATGTTCCATTTGTAGTTAATGTTCCGTCATCAGCTTGTGCAATTGTGAATGATTGAGAGACTGCTGTAGTTTCAAATCCATTTGCATCGGCAATAGACCCTGTCCAGTAATAAGTACCGGCAGGTAAATTTGTATTAGGTGCTATTTTAATTTCTCCTCCTACTATAGTTGCTATAACTCTAGCATCAGAAGTAGTAAAGTTAAACCCTGTTAAGTCTATAGCATCTCCTTCTGGATCTGAGAATGATATTGTATATAGAGCAGAACCACTGCTTGCTCCATTTGTATTTAAGTTAGCTGACTGTACTGTAGGACTCATTGTTGGTCCTGCATTATTAGTTACGTTAACGTTAAATGTTTGAGAAGTAGTAGTTGCAAAAGCATTAGATGCTGTTACAGATCCTGCTAATACGTCTCCTCCTGTATCACTTGATCCTGATATATCATAATTTAATGATATACTACCATTTGAATCTATAGAGAACTTAGAAGTTGGATTAACTGTCCATGATACAGATTGATTAGCATTAAAGTCTGCTTGAGTACCAGGAATACCTGATGCTACTGTTGTAATGTTTGTACCGTTAGTAGAACTTTCTATTATATAAAAAGTACCGTTGGTAGAAATAGATGGTGCAGTATCGTCTGATACTGGAATTGTTATTGCTGCTGATACATTAGTATTATAAGCATCTTTGACTGATGCTGAATATATGTATGAGTTAATTAAATCACTGTTTAGGAATACTCCTGCTTTTCTTGTAACAACTCCTGTTGAAGACATTTGGAATGCATCTTCATGTGGATCAGTTAATTGTGAACCTCCTGAGTAAGTACCTGTACTAACCGTGCTTCCGTCTAGTTCTAATCCTGCTAATGTAAAGTTAGAAAAAGTTAATGTATTACTTTCACTATCTGTTGCTGTTATAGATCCTGCTCCGGTACCAGCTGTACTGTTTTCATTTAATCCTCCTATAGATTGATCATTAAATGTAGGTGAAGCATTATCACTTACATTAATAGTAATAGGTATATGAGTAATTGAATCTATATCACCATATCCATAATGCTCATCTTGTATACTTGCAGTAAATACATACTGTGTTCTTGTTTCGTAATCTAATAATGAAGGTACTTGTGCAATCGATACATAAGTTCCTCCGTCTGTAATACTAAAGTGACCGGTTTCATGAGATGATGAAGTAATTGTTATACTATCACTTTCTGGATCTGTATAATATAGTTTTACTATCTCTCCTGCTGGATTAGCTTCTGATACTGTAGTAGTATAGGATGTAATTATGTTACCTCCAACTGAAGTCTCTCTCCAAACTGGTGCTTCATTAGGTGTTACTCTAATGTATATTGTTTTAGTAGTAGCTCCTGCAAAAGAATCTGTTGCTGTTACTGCTACAGGGTGTGCTAATGTACCATCACCTCTATCTGCTGTATTCATTGAAGCAGTTGCTAAAGCATTCCACTTTAATACTCCTGCTGTTGATGTTCTAACGAAGTCATCTGTATAAGATGCTCCCATTGACCATGATATTGGTTGTCCTTCTGCATCAGATCCAGCTAAAGTTGTAATAGTTGATCCAGATGCTATAAATTCAGCCTGTATTTGATTACCTGTTGATATACTTGGTGAAGTATTAGGGAAAAATACTGCTGATAAGAAATCTTGTATACTTCCTGTTGTTCCAAAGTTAGCATTGAATACTCCAGAAGGTAAATTTGTATTTGATACTACTCTATTACCGTCAAATGATACAGATCCACCTCCGCTACCTGTTATCTGCAATCTAGCGATTCTAGCTGATTGACTTAATGCAGTTATATTAGCATCTAGGTGAGCATCTACTGATGAGCTTAAAGCTGCATTAGTTTGGTCGTTATATACCTTAACTGATGATGAGTATGATGATGTATATGAATTAAAGCTTGCTGTAGTTACAAGACTCCCTGTATCTACTGCAGAAGCTGTTATATTTAATCTTGCTACATGTGCTGAAGCACTTAAATTGCTTAACTCTGTATCAGTAGCAAAGCCTGATGCATCTAATCCTCCAATAGTTGTTGCTAAAGAAGCAGATATTGCTACTCTTTGAGCATGAGAAGAAGCAGATATTGAATTACTACTATCTAATAGGTTATGCCAAGCACTTCCTGAGTAAACTACTAATTGATTCGAAGAAGAGTTATACATTATATCACCATCTTGAGAAGATAATGAAGATGTTGCAATATTACCAAATCTTCCTGGTCTTAATAATGCATTCTGAACTATTACTGCATCAGAAGCACTTAAAATTAAGTTACTATTAGAAGATAGTGTTGGTTGACCTGTTACATCAGTAGAAGTAAACGAATTAGCAGCTATTGAACCGCTAACTCTTAATGATCCACTAATTTGTAAGTCATTTGTTGTAGCAAAGTATGATCCAGTCTGTATAAATACACCTACATCATCAGTACTAAAGCCTAAAGCTAATAATTGAGTTGAACTACTAATAGTACCGTCTGGTGATCCAGTAATATAACCTAAAGTGGTTATTTGAGCTGAACTTGATACGGTACCAGCAGGTACTGAGACACTAGCTGACGTTAAAAATCCGAATGTTGCAATTTGAGCAGATGAAGATACAATAGAAGAGTTGGATGAGGTTAAAAAACCACTATCTGTTAATTGCTGTGATGATGTAAAGTACGAGCTAGTGTTGCTCAGTAAAGCTGAAATTAAGCTATCTTGACTAGTAGCCGAAGTTTCTGCAGTATCTAGTCTAGAATCAAAGCTAGCAGATGCTACATTATATGATTGAGTAAAGTCATTTAGAGATTGAGAGTGAGTATTTAAAGGACCTAAAGAACCACCACCTGATCCACCGGCTTCCAGATTACTAATACGTGCTATTACATCTGAACCGTTGAAGGTTAGTTTGGAACCACTTATATTTAAAGAACCAGTTAAGCCTATAGCATTAGCTAACGGTACTATCGATGCTTGCTGTACACTTGCTGATCTAAATATTAGTGAACCTGATAATTCACTTACAAATTTTGACATAGGTCTCTTTTACTCTTCTATTATGCTCTAAAAAACCTTTTAAATATTGCTTCTTTAAATAAATAGCCAAAAAACTACTACTTCTTTGCAATTTCACCAGTAAATTTTAAATTTGTTTTACTGGAGTACTTCTTCGTATTAAAAGGTAGTGCATTTACAGTATCTGTAACTATATGACCTAATAAGTTAATACTAAATTCTGTTTTTACCATACGTTCATTGCCTTGAACTAATTCAGTTGATGTCGTATAGTTATCTATCATAGCTCTAAACCTAAATTTAGAAGGGTTTCCCCAGTAAGAATCAGAAGCAAAATTGACTCCTTCTATAATCTTATTATTTTGTTCCATATAGTCCGTAAATACTATACAGGAATATACAATATTAACATAATCAGGTATAGCAACAGCATAGTACTCTTTTTCTGGTACTCTATTGTTGAGTATACCGAATTTATCGTATACGTTATTCTTAGAAAACTTCTTTTCGAACACTCCAAAGTTGTGAGGATTGTTACCATCAAGCTTATTTCCTAACTGTCTATTCTTTTCTAAGCTATCTCTTCTAAAAGTAATTAAAGGTGCTTGCATCTTACCGTTCTTATCACGGTAATACCCATCTTTCTGCATTGCTGCCCATCTTTCAGGAGAAGCATATACCAACGGAACGTTTATCTGTTTACCATTCTGAGTTACTTGTGGTTTTAATACTTCATTAAAGTAATAAAAGATAGATTCATCTATATCCTTAATGCCTACATTGTAATTCTGTACATTATCATTAGATCTAGTAGTCTGAAGCTCTCTACTTTGTAGATTAGTCTCGTTTGCTTTAATATCTGGTTTATTTCCTGCCATATCTACTATCTTACCTCTGATATACCAACTCTATCAGCTCTAGTAAGGTGAGTATCTAAAATAATAGATAAAGACCCGCCATATGAGCTTCCATAGCTAGTTAAATTGTAATTATTATCTTTTCCAAGGAATAAACTGTTCTCTCTAACAGTATCTACCTCGTAGAAGTCGTTTTGCCATTGAACTATATCTCCTACCTCAGGAAGTATACTTACATCTTGCAAATCTCTTCTTATCATAGCAAAAGAAGCTGTTCTACCTAAATCTGGACCGAATTCTGATATATCTATTACTTGATCACCTCTAGTAATCAAACAATTTAACTTAACAGCATTCCAGAATGACTTAGCTAATGATTCTCCATATAAATTAACCTCTGTATCTTCTAAACTGAGTTTATGATACAGTATTTCCTGTTCAATTAAGTCATGAACAAGTTCTCGGTTAATATTAACGAGTAAATCAAAGTCTCTTCCTGATCCGAATAACATTACTTCTCTTCTATTGTTTGTTCCCCTACTTCAGCTTTAATTATATCACTATATTTAGCTTTAGCATTGGATATTAGTGAGTCAAACGCCTCTATAGGTTCTTTTTGACTGATTATCTTTATTTTATACGTAGCAGACTTAGTATCTTGATCTTCACTAGCTACAGTTACTGTTGTTACACCGGGTAATGCTCTTATAGCATCGGCGTATCCCTTAGGTCCATCTTCAGCAAAGGTAAATTTAGCCATTGCTTCGAAAGTCTTATACTGTATCTCTAATATTATATCTGATAACTTCATTAACCTACGTGTATAGTCATTGGAATTGATTTTAGAGTATTTTGAACATCTTCTGCTTCTTTAGCTTGTGCTTCTAACTGTGCTGATCTTCCTGTTTGATCTAACATCTCTCTTAAACTGGTCATTAACTCTATTTTCTCTGTTCTAGCATCAGCTAAAAGATCTGCTTGGTTAAGAGTTGCCTCAGAACCCGGTACAGGAACTACTTGATACTTACCTCTAATGTAAGCTAGTATTTCTTTTGCTAGTGCTAACGTGTATCTAAATATCCATTGACGTCCTACGCTATTAATATGACTGTATTGAGGGTTCTCATAAGGTACTTCTGCTACATTAGTAATAAGGTTAGTAGCACTGTTGTAGTTTATCTTACTTTTATCCTCTTGTTTGTAGTATTCAAACCATAAACTACCTGATCTAGAAGGTACTGGGAATACTTTTAAGTTATTATTAACTAATTCGAAAGTATATGCTGATTTTCTTATTTGATCGTTAAATTCTATTGCTTGAATTAACTGAACATCGTAAGATGTTGGCATCATCATAAAGTTAATACCGGGACTCATTGCTCCGAATCCAAAACTACTCATTAAAGACTGTACTCCTGTACCAGTTCCTGCATAAGGGTCAAAATACCTCTGTATTGCTGGAGGAGATTCATAAAATACTCTTCTTACTTCTATACTTCCTGATATTCCTTCGTTTTCTGCCCAAGCATCTAAATTATAGTTCTGTTGAGAACCAGTTATTGCTATAGAACCAGAATACTTAGTAACATTCCCCCCAACTTCTGCTTCAGTACCATAATGTTGTGATATTTGAACAATACGGTTTAAAGTAGGGTCAGTTAATTGGTTATTCATTGCACTTCCTGTAGAAGCACCTTCTAAGTTTAAGTAATTTTCTCTTATCTTGTAAGTAAAT